AAGCCGGAGGACTACAAGAGCACCAACGATTTCTGAAAGTGGCTGAAAATAATATAAGAGAAGTAGGCAGCCACTTAACAGAATACAAAATCAATCGCATGAACGCACGATCAAAGTATGATGATTTACTCAGCACGGCAAAGATTATGGCTATTGCTCAGTACGGACTTAAGCCCAACCATCAAACAATTATAAATGCATACGCAGCCGCACGCGATGAAGTTAAGAAAGCTAAACAAGAGTGGCTAGAATGCAAGGCAATAGAGATTAAAGGAGTAGACCAATTAGAACAACAGCAAGGCATGAGGGATACTCTAAAGGTATTGTGTAAGTCTGAACACGAAAGTTATAGGTGAATAAATTATGGGAATTACATTAGAATCTAAAAACTTTTCAATAGATATGGGATATGGTGGATTTAGAAACCTAAGAATAAAAGTAGCTGAATTGACTGGTAAAGAAATTGGCGATCATTACAAATACCTGGAAGACGGAATGTTTAAGTCCGGTAAAGAAAGAAAGGAGTTTTTTGAAAAATACGACCAAAAGATTTCTGACTTGGCTGATAAGTTTAAAATACCTAGTGGAATACTTGATTTTATATACTCTTCTGATTGTGAAGGGGATTTAACTTACGGAAGATGCAAACAAATATATAAAGTTATAGAAAATTATGATAACAATATTTGCTATGGGTATTGTGGCAGAAAAGATTGTGCTACGTTTAAAGATTTCAAACAAATTATAAAAGACTGTATTGACAATAAATGCAAAATGAAATGGAGATAATACGATGAAAAATGACGAATTTGGTTATATCTGTGAACATGAAAAATTAACTGACTTAGTAAGGGAACAACACGAAGAACCAAAGTTTTATCATTTCGTAAATGAAATGAATCTTATCACGGTACCAGTATTCGGTAAAAGTTACGGTGAAGTAAGGAAGCACCTTAAATTGACCGAACCGGAACAGTCGTTTAAAGATGCGCTAAGCGGTGAACCGGCAACGTTAGAAGTAATTGAGTGGCTACAGGATGAAGACGTTAGACTTTTTGGTCTTGGCTACTCATATGCGGAACGAAAAGCGACACTTGATAAGAAGTATAAGGCTAGTTTAAAGTAATGGATAAAATAGAAATAGCTAAAAGAATAATAGATAGTATTGATTTTACAGAACTTCATTTTAAAGGCGGTACTCATATAACATTTGAAGATGGAAACATAGACGATAGAAGCATTGAGTTTTGTTTATATTCATCATTTAACCTAAACCGTTTAAAATGTACCGCCATATGTGCAATTATGTTATCTTGTACTACTAATGAAAGAATTGATTTAGTAAAACGTGGAGGATACTTTGGAGAATTTAGAACAAACGAACAGATAAAAGAAAAACACGAAACGGAGGTTAAGTGATGCCGTTAAAATCTGGTAAGAGCAAAAAGCAAGCGGTGGCAATAGCAATGTCTAAGTCGGGACGTAAAAAGTAGAAAGGCGGTGATCCTATATCTACAGCAGGCTAATCCCCTGCTAAAATAAGAAGGGGTGGAACAATGATGACACTGGACGAAGCAATTAAACATTCAAAAGAAAAAAGTAAAAATAGTAATTGCAATAAATGCGCGGCTGAGCATAAACAACTATCAGAATGGTTAAGTGAGCTGAAATGGTTAAAACGAAACAATATAAAAAATAATAACAATTTAGAACCAAACCAAGAGCACAAATGGGGAGGATATGTAATTGAGTACCACACTATACCTGTAAATAAAAATGAAATAAAAAAGTAAAAAGTGATTATGAATTTTAAAAAGTATATTTTTACAATGAAATTAATTATTCATAAATAAAAATTGTTTAAGGGGTGGAACAATGAAATATATAAGAAAGCCTGTAGTTATAGATGCGTTTCAATACGATGGAGATTTAAAGGGATCAGACGGCAAGTATTATGTTCCGGATTGGGCGGTAATTCTTTTAGAAAAAAGAAAACTTAGATATAACAATGCAGGAACTTTGTACGTTGATGTTCCTTTATTGTTAGCAACTGTAAACGTAGGAGATTATATTGTAAAAAATGAATACGGCGGCATTAACGTTATGACAAAAGATAAATTTGAATCGATACACGATCCAGCAAAAGAACCACAAGCAACAAACATTGAAACATATCAAAGCATAACAGGAATTATATTAAAGGCAGAACCAGAGGTACGTATTGGCGAGTTAAACTACACAGCAACAGAACAGCAGCCGCAAACAGGAGAACGCAGGGAACAGGGCTATAGGGTATACCTTAAAAGTGGTACAATTCATTGGATGGATAAGGAAGAATTTGAGAGAATAAACACAAAAGTATTGTTTCCAGAGCAGGTGCGATATTGAACGAACCTATAATAGAGTTTAAGACAGTAGAAGAAGCAAGGGAAAGTTTAAAGGAGTGGCAACATAAATTATTCTTGGATGATTGGATCATTAAGATAAAAATACTTAAATCAAGTGAAATGCCGCAATCTGATGAGGCAGGTCACAACGAACTTTTATATACAAGTAAAGCATCTATAATATCGTTATCAATTCACGATGATGACACAAAAGACGAAGTACAAAGGCGATGCGATGAAAAAACATTAGTACATGAATTGTTACATTGCAAGTATTGTTCATTACAATCAAACGACAGCTACGAACAAGCTTTTCTAGATGTTCACCAGCATGTGTTGTTAGAGCAAATGTCTAAAAGTTTAATCATGGCAAAGTATAATATTGGGCTTGAATGGTTTGTAAATTTCTAAATAATATGGTATAATAAATATGTTCCATAAAGAACACGTGATACTATATAAAGTCGTGGTGCAGTCAACGACTAAACCGCTGTAACGGTCAGTACAAAGGAAAAATTGAACATTAAGAATTAAGAAAAAGAGATTAGATTAAATTCTAGTCTCTTTTTTGTATATTATACATATATAACGAATAAAAGTATCAAAATTAAGGGGTTTATATAAAAATAGTTTGCAAAAGTATACAAATGATTACATATGATATAATAGTAGTAGGGGTGATAGAGTGAACAACCTACGCAGTAAAACAAAAAAACTAATAATGGCATTAGATCAATTAGGATTTATATTTATAGCGCATCGGAAACAATTCTATTCTGATAAGGTCGGAAAGGTGCTTACGATTATAAAGTTGGTGGAAGTAGTAGACAACGCAACATACAAAATGTTACACCCTAAATCGAAAGCAAAAAGCGCAACACTAGAAATAGATATTATGGAATCGTTTAGGGAAAGCGACATATTATTAAAGTTAGCAAAACTATATAAATTAGCAAAGGAGCAGGTAGAGGAGGAAAACAAGTATGGCACAAATGACGTTAAGCATGAAGAAGTTTGTGGACGAACTGATAAAGACAGGTAATAGGACTACCGCGTATAAGAACGCTTATCCTGCGTGCAAGAAGGACACGACAGCACAGGCAGCAAGTTCACGTCTGTTAACGAATGTTATTGTCTTGGCTTACTATGAAGATCGACTAAAAGAAATGGAGAGCAAACGCATAGCAACGCCTAAAGAAGTAATGGAGTTCTTTACATCATCAATGCGTGGACATATCAAAGATCAATTCGATTTAGACCCATCATTACAGGACAGATTAAACGCAGGTGTACAGTTAATGAAACGCTATGAAGTTGTTCAGAAATTCAAGTTTGATGAACGTAAATTAGTTATTGCTGAAAAGGCTGTACAAGATAATGACGAAGATATAGAGTATGTGGTGGAGGAGACGACCTATGAAGATGAAGAAAAAGAGAGCAACGTTTGAGCCGCCCTACCGCAATAAAAAGTATAGATTCATGTTCGAAAAAGAATATGTACCACATAAGTACAATATTCTATATGGCGGTACCGGATCAAGTAAATCATTTTCAATGTGGTCAATGCTTGTACAAATGTGTTTGCAGTATTCTACGTTTGACATACTGATAGCACGTAAATACGCTACCACACTGCACGACACAGTGGAAATACCTATTGTTAATATAATGACAAAGTACTTTAGGAACGTGCTCAGTGGCAATGGACTACTGGAAGGTAGAGACTTTACTTACAATCGTACGCACAAACATATTAGGTTTAGCACAGGCAGTATTATAAGGATGAAGGGCTATGACAATCCAGAAAAGCTAAAGGGTATTGATAATGTCAACGTGTTGGTATTGGAAGAAGTAACAGACTTCACACAAGAAGATTTAGAAGATATTCAAGATAGATTGCGTGGGACGCCGCCGGACAACCATCCGTGGGGCAACCAATTAAAAGTATTTATGATGTTTAACCCTATCTTTAAAACACATTGGATAAGAGAATATTTTTTCACAAATGAAATTGATATGTCCAACGAGGTACATGAGGATACTGTTATCGATCCGATAAACGTCATGGCATTAAAGAGTACGTGGCGTGATAATAAGTATTACAATGGGCAATACAAAGACAAGAGTTTGCGCGATAAGATGCAGAAAGAAAACCCACGCAAGTATGGCGTTCAATGCAATGGTAACTGGGGTGTACTTGGCGAACTTATCTATGAAAACTATGAGATCGGATCATACTCTAAAAACGTTTATGATTACGATGATTATTCTATCGGTTGCGACTTTGGGTTTGGACATAAGACGGCTATTATTCTTGAATGCCGCAAAGGTAGAGACATATATATTATCAAAGAAACGTACCGGCCTAAGATGACAGCAAACGACATTATAGCGGTTCACAAAAGAGAATATGGGCAATATCGTACAGCTATGATATGCGATAATTCGCGCCCTGAAATGATTGAAGAAATGCAACGGAAAGGCGTATATGCAGAACCTTGCATTAAAGGTGCTAACAGCGTGCTAGAGGGCATTGAGTGGGAACAGGATAGAAAGATATACATTGATGAATCATGTACAGGAACAATCGAAGAAATTCAAACGTATCAATGGGAAAAGGACAAGCGGACAGGTGAAAGATTGCCTAAACCAATCAAGGTTAATGATGATGCAATGGACGCTAAACGTTATGGATCACAGAAATTCAAATCTAATAGCAAACTAGACTTCGCATCATGATATAATAAACAGGGGTGATAAAATGCCAATAATGCAAGAATTAGTAGAATTAAGTTCTAAAGGAATACAAGACACAGAGATTGTAAAACTGCTCATTCAAAATGATTCAATGGGCGTAGATAAGGCGATAATGCATAGGGCTAACAGATACTACAACAATGAAAACGATGTTGCTATGCTTGACTTTAGGAAGTATAAAGCAGGTGGCGTGGACAAGACTAATGAAAATAGAAGCAATAATCGAATCAGCCATAACTATTTAAAGATTCTCGTTGAGCAGCTTACCGATTACGCATTAGGCAAAGGGGTTGGGTACTCACACGAAGACGAAAAGTTCATGGAGTACCTTGACAAAAAATTGATGTTTGACTTTGACGAAACAATGTCTTACTATCTCGAAGAAAGCCGCATAACAGGTAAGTCATACATTCATTTTTACTA